GCCGCCCGTGCCGCAATTTATGCCGCGGTTTCGGCTTTGATCCTTCATGTTGAGTTTGAGACGGTTGCACTTGGTTCGGCGTTGGCGTTATTTAGACGGCTGTTCAGCGCGCATTCTCGCGTGCTGGATTTTGAGCCGGTCTATTTGATCGCTGGGAGAGGCTTGGCCGCGATATCGGCCGGTTGCCTGTCGACTTTGGTCCCAATGCATTACTACGGCATTGACTATAAGTTGGCTGGTTTGGCTAAAGCTGCCATTCTGCTCACCTTTTCTCACCCCTTCCTGTCAATCCCTGCCATTGCGTGCACCTCTGGGTGTGCGTGGCTGTGGCATCAGAGGTTACTTGCCCACCGATCAGCAGATGCTGAGACGTGGAAGTCGTTCCGCAGTAACCTCATGCCTGGACCAGCCGGCAGAACGCTGCTCTTTCAGAGCGCGCCAACTTTCGCCGCATCAAGCGTCGTAAAGACTCAGGACCCCATTCCTCGCCCCAACACCCGCATTATCGTGCACAATACCTTTCACCAACCCGACGTGAGAGCATTGGCACGTCGCGGGCTAACGTTGCATGGCATTGGAATTCAGGAGTCCACACCGTCTTACGTCGCGAAGACCACTCAAAATGCATTAGATGGTCTGATGACGAGGACTTTTAATGCAAACCCACGTCGACCCAACAAAATTTGTTGGTTTCGCATCTTCAAGAAGCTTACATCTGCTTCTGAAGGCTCGGTTTTGCATAAGTTCATCCTCGGCGAGTTGCGCAATCTCAATGGAGGTACGTTTAAGATTTGGGCCTCTAGGTTTCCCAATTGCACAAAAATTAGCCTAGAAAGCGCGGAGCAGAGCCTCATCGAAGAGGATCTGAACAAGAAAGACTTGCGAGTGGCAAGCATAGTCAAGATGGAGAAGTCTGGAACTCTCACGGTGGCTGGTGATCCACCTGAGGTTGACCCTAGGATTGTTAACTCGTGTACGCATCGAGCTAACGCTTACTTTGGGCCGACAATGTGGTGTATGGGCAATGTTTTCAAGAAGAGATTTGATTACAACGCTCATAATTTCTTGGTGTGGGACAGTGGTTTCGCAGCTGAGGATTTGGGACATTTGTTCGACTTTTGGACGGAGGCTTTCACGAGACCAGGAAGCCCCTGTAAGTACATTGTCTACGACCGTAAGCGGTTCGAGAAGAACCAGGAAGCTGAGGCGCAGACGTACTCCAATTTGATATTTAGGGGCGCACGTTGCAGCGAAGAGTTCATCAAAAACAATGATGAATTGCACCGCATTAAAGGTTCTGTTCAAGGACTTCCAATTTCATTCCAGTCGTCTGATCCAACTATGATCAGCGGTGGTAATGACACTGCTTGGAGGAACTTCGCCGTTAATGCAGCTGGTGTGATTCATTCTTTGGGTGAACCCAGTAGCGCAAGCTACGGTGTGGTCATCAAGGGGGATGATGGCATCGTGGTGACGTTTGGTGACAACCCAATAACATGGGAGGAATTCGAGGAAAGCTCAGCCGACCTCGGGTTACCAGTCACGGGTTTGATTACAATTCATCCACATGAGGTGGAGTTTGCTTCGAACATTCCCTATCCCACGGCAACCGGCACGGTGTGGGGTCCTAAAATAGGACGCACACTACAAAGGTTTGCCTGGACACTCAGTAATGCACCACCCGATGTGTACGGTGCAGCTACTTCGCTCTATG